CTGAAAGCCAAATAGCATCTTGAGTCAATAAATTAGATCTTACTGATGCATTTAGATATAATAAACTTCACATGTATTCAGGAAATGCTTCATCTCCTAATAAAGGTTCATCTTCATCCCAAATTTTAGCAGATGTTGCCGCACTAATGAATGATGAGAGACTATTCTCCGCCATCAGATCAATGGCATCATTATTTACAAATGGGAACCATCTTCTTTATCTACTCTCGATACTAGTGCCGAACATAGAGATAGATAAAGAATTCATGGATAATAAAATCCATTCAAGATTATTTCATTTTACTGCACCTGGAGGAAAAGCCAGAATCATAGCTAATGTAGACTGAGTAACACAAACAGTGTTATCAGGAATACATTTCACTATGTTTCAGATTTTATCAAAAATATCTTCTGACAGGACTTTTAACCATCCAAGCGGTATGGATGTTTATGAAAAAGATGCAGATCGATTCTACTCTATAGATCTTTCAGCTGCAACGGATCGTTTACCTAGAATCCTGCAGTCAAAAATCATTGAACAACTATGAAATAAAATAGATGGTAATGGCTTTAGCGTTGCCTCCAACTGACTTAAAATTGTTGATCGTACTTACAATACAGTAGGATCTCCAATAAATAATGATAAGGATATATCCTATTCAGTTGGACAAGGTATGGGTATTTTTTCATCTTGGACTTCCATGGCAATGCTTCATCACTACATCGTTAATCAAGTATGTAAAATTCATTCAGATAACTACAGGATAGTAGGTGACGATCTAATCATAAAGAATGACAAAGAAGGTTACCTAAAGTATCTAGAAGTTATGAAAGCGATAGGTGTTGAAGTAAACTTAAATAAGACAATTGTTTCAGAAGAGAAGGGGAGACATAATTTAGAATTTGCAAGAAATTATATAATCAGAGGATATAAAATAGATAAAATACCATTCGGTGTTATGTTCTCATGATGAGCCGGAAAGGCTAATCCTGAGAATTTCTTATCTTATTTTATTACAAGAATAAGAAATGATAAACTAATGGACTTTTTATCTGCCTTTTTAGAAAAAGACAGTAATGAGTATCTTTACTTATTATATTGATTTGTTAAAAATGGTTTGAATATATCTGATGATAATTCTCTCTTGTATTATGCTAAATTAAAAGTCCCCCATCTTACTTTAGATGTTCTCAGAAGTATCAAAAGAAAAACTGAGAATACTAAAGAAAAACAAAAGTCTAACATACTCCCTAATCTTTCTTTATGGGATACATTACGATCACAATGTGTAATGCGTACCGAGAAAGATCTAAAAAAAGCAGCTGAACTGAGTGAGTCAATAATTTGTTTATCTTATGTTGATGATTTACTAATAGAACCAGCTACTATTATCCATGACCGATTGGTCGGAGCCAAACTCATTGAGTATGACTCGGATACTAGTGGAGGCCCTATGGTATCAAAGAGAGAGAGACAACTAATTGGTGAGGTTAAGAACCTGACTCATGAAGAAATCAGTGAAATCAAGTGGCTTAAACAGCATAAGTAAATAAAAACTTGCAATCCATAAATAACAAATTTCATTTTTCCTATTAGTAAATCATTTTTAATTTTAATTTTTAATTTTCAGAACCCGGGCTTACGTCGTGCTGTACATTCAAATGCATCACATGACCTACACAATTCAAATATTGTTTTTTTCAATATTTCTCAATTACGTATAATTGAGTGTGTAGTTCCCTGAATTGAGATGAGGATCGGTCCTATTTAAGGCCTTTTCCTTTGATCGGAGATTAATAATAATTTTAATGATCTTCCTAATTTCAGTGGACAGGTCCTTAAATGGGGCCGAACACTAAAAAGAAGAATCTAGGCAGCTATACAACCATCAAAATGATGGTAATATTGAACAAACAATATTTTAAAATGTATAGGTCATGTGATATCTGAGAAGATACAGCACGACGCAAGGCCGGGTTCTGAAAATAAATTAAAATTAATTAATAAGATAACTAAAAATGAGGACAACTGCTAATCCTTAAATAGTAGATCTGGTAACATAAAATACAATCGACCTACCGTCTGCTCACCACAAAAACAATATTCTCTAGTTCTTTCTAGATTACTTATACTCGGAAACGAATAGTAATTCTCTCGGGCACTAGTAAAGTCCGGGACAGTCTACCAAGTAATTCGGAATGATGTTAACACTCCTAGATATTGTTGTTAGATAAGATTGTATCCAATACAGTTCGGTACATGTACCTAGCTTAAACGTTATCAGCATGTATTGTTAAAATGAAATAAAAATGAAATTTGAAAATGGAATATTTATAAAAGATAAGTATATAAAAATTTAATACTTATCACGTGCACGCAGACGGTGAACTGCTAAACTCCGCTTAATTCAAAATATGCACATAAGCATAATGATGTTTATCACAGGGCTTTAAGATGCCAGTTTAACCTGTACCTTTTAGCAACGGTGATAATTGGTCAATATGAAAAAGCGCCCGATTAAGAAGAATCTAATAATCTATTATTAATGAATAAAATAACTTTTAATAAAAATAATAAAAAACAAAAACAGGGATTGGATATGTACCTTATGTTTGAATATAGTATAGACTGACTTCTTGAGGATATTAAAGACAGAATGTCTTATAGATATCCTAAGAATATGTCCATATTTATAGAAGAGATGAAGATCATTACTAAATACATGTTCGTAGGCCGATATGAGCCTACAAAAAAGGTTAAGAAGTCATTAATATCTAAAGATGTTTGTGAGATTTTTAAAATAGAACCAAAAAGATCTATTAAATTTAATCCTCTCGATGTTATAAAAGCTTTCAAAACTCTTGAAAACTATATATTATCTGGAAAATTTAATGTATCATTTGAAGAACTAGAGTTAGGTTGCATTAACGACTCGTTAGTTAAGATTCGCGAATATCTTCCAAAACTATTATTAGATATCAAAGATCTTAACGAAGAGAAAGAATTTCTGGACATTATATTCTCAACGATTATAATTTACAGAAATTTTAAAGTTAAGACTAAACCTGACTCTATTACTATAAATGGTCCATACAATGGAACAGATATTAATAGAGTTCAAG